CGTCCCGTTGAACCGCGACAACAAGCATCTGGCTATGATGCCGGCGGGTTGGGCCGGAAATACCATTGAGCGTGATGGTATGATCTTGATGGAGCGTCCTTCGGAGGTGGTTGAGGAAGCCCGCCGCCGCCACGATTACCTTGCCCGCAAGCAGGTTCGGGATAAGGAAGCCCAGATTGCTGGCACGCCAGATGGCACGCTTACCCGTGACCATGCTCAGGCTCGCCCGCAGATTAAGAAGTCTTACGAGGCAATACCCGTTCCAAAAGACTAGACTCATTTTGGTGTTTGGGGCCACTTTCGGGTGGCCCTTTACATTTCTAAGTAAAAAGTGGTATTTTGCAAACAAGGCCCCGTATGGGGTCTAACGCCTCCCTCGGTGAGGAGGTAAAACTTTTCCGGTTCTTAGTCGCCCCGGTGCGCGATGATGAACCTCCTGTAAGAAGGAGTTTCCGTCATGGCGAATACAAGTGCGCCTTTCGGTTTTCGTCAATACAGCGGTAATGGTTCTGCTCCGACGTATGAGCAGGTTGAAGTCCTGATCGCTTACAACGCTACAAACATCTTTAACGGCGACCCTGTAGAACCCGACGCCAATGGCCTCGTTGTTCAGGGCGACGGCACAACTGCGGCTGCGGGTATTGCTGGCATCTTTATTGGCTGCAAATACCTTTCGGTTTCGCAGAAGCGCACCGTTTGGTCCAACTATTGGCCCGGCTCTGATGTCGCATCGTCAGAAGATGTCTACGGCTACATTATCAATGACCCGAACGCTAGATTCTTGGTTCAGACGGGAGGCACGGGCGCTACGCAGTCAACCGTTAACCTCAACGCTGGCTATAGCATTGGCTCTGGAAACACCGCAAACGGCATCTCTGCTGCCCTTTTGGATGTTACCACGGCGGCTACAACCAACACGCTCCCGTTCCGCGTTGTCGGACTTGTCACTGAGCCTCCGGGTTCGGCTGGCACGGAAGCTGGCGCTTACAACTATGTTATCGTGGGGTTCAATAACGTGACCACGAAGAATCAAACCGGCATCTAACAGGAGTAAGGTAAATGGCTGTCAATCTCTCAGCAATTAAAGACCTTCTCCTCCCCGGTCTCCGTGGTGTTGAAGGCAAGTACGAGCAAATTCCAAGCCAGTACGACAAGATGTTCACCAAGCATGAGTCAAAGATGGCTCTGGAGCGCACGGCAGAAATGCGCTTCCTCGGCCTCGCTCAGCTCAAGACTGAAGGCGGCCAGACCGCTTTCGACAACAACGCTGGTGAGCGTTACGTCTACAATCAGGAGCATACGGAAATTGCTCTCGGTTACGCAATCACCCGCAAGGCGATTGACGACAACCTCTATAAGACGCAGTTCATGCCCTCAAACCTCGGTCTGATCGAGTCTTTCCAGCAGACCAAGGAAATCTACGGCGCGAACGTGCTAAACACTGCAACGACGTACAATGGGTCTGTCGGTGGTGACGGCGTAGCACTTGTGTCGGCCTCTCACCCTATCGACGGCTCCACGGTGTCAAACCTTGCAACTGTTGAGTTGAACGAAAGCACATTGCTTAACGCGATGATCTCCGTTCGTACCAACTTCAAGGATCAGGCTGGCCTGAAGGTCTTCGCGCGTGCGCGCAAGCTCATCGTGCCGACTGCCCTTGAGCCGGTTGCAATCCGTCTGACGAAGACCGAACTGCGTCCGGGCACTGCCGACAACGACGTCAATGCGATCATGATGACCTCGGGCGGCTTGCCTGAGTCTTACATGGTTTCGGACTTCTTGACGTCCTCGTCTACGTGGTTCCTGCTTACGAACATTGACGGCCTCTCCTACATGGAGCGCGTTAAGTTTGAAAGCGATATGCAAGTAGACTTCGTTACGGACAATCTGCTGGTTAAGGGTTACGAGCGTTATTCGTTCGGCTACTACAACTGGCGTTCGATCTTCGGATCGTTCCCGTCGTAATAAACTGGGCGGGGGCTTTGCTCCCGCCTTTTATCTAGGCTCATAGATCACATTGACCGGCCTAGCGGACTTTGCACAGACAATGTGATCGTAACGTGCAGGAGGTTCCTATGGGAACAACCACTTTTACGGGTCCAGTTAAGGCGGGTAACGTCCTTAACACGACTGGCACCACTGTTGGCACAATTGCCAATGTTGGGTTCGTCGTCATGTCGCAGTCCGCTGCGGTTGACCAAGCAACGAACGTAGCGTCTCCCGGTCTTTACAAGACAAACATTGTCATCCCGGCTGGTAGCCAAATCCTCTCCGCTTCAGTGCTTAAAACCACTGCTTGGAGTGGAGCTGCTACGACGGTCAATGTCGGCACCAATGCAACGGCAACTCAGATTGCGGTGGCTGCGGACAATGATCTCAGCACAACTCTGGGCATTAAGGCAATTGTTCCGGGCGACAGCTCGCCCCGGTCGCTCGTTTGGAAAGATGTCGGCGCGTCTGACGTTCAAATCTTTGTGCTTTCAACCAACACCGGCACTGGTGTCGGTATCCTCACCGTCACCTATGTTCAGGCTCGTGACCTGACGTAATCAAAACTTTAGGAGAAGTGTCATGAAGGGTAAAGTTCAGAAGGGCGTCAAGGCCAATCAAACGCTGGGTGGTGATTTCTACTCTGGTGGGAACTCCAATGTTGCGTCGGAAGCCAAGAACAAGGCCGAAGGCTTTAAGCGTGGTGGAAAGACCATGAAAGCAAAAGGCCGGATGATGGGTGGAGAAACCATGAAGTCATCGGGCTACATGCACGGCGGAAAAACCATGAAGGTTGAAGGCGAGATGGCTAAGATGAACGCGGGCCGCAAGCCCCGTAAGTCTGGCGGCGGCGTAATGTCGACGGCTGCCAAGGGCTCAATGCGTCCCGGCTTCGACGGTTAATCTGTTGAATGACGGCACCACGGAGTGGGGGCCATCGTGCCCCCATTTTGTTAGGAGAACACAATGTCTGGCGCATGGACACGTAAAGAAGGCAAAAGCGAATCCGGCGGCTTGAACGAAAAAGGTCGAGCTTCTTTACGAGCAGAAGGTCGAGACATCAAGCGCCCTCAACCTGAAGGCGGGTCGCGCAAAGATAGCTTCTGTGCTAGGATGACTGGCATGAAACGGAAACTTACGGGTTCTGCAAAAGCTGCGGACCCGGACAGTCGAATTAACAAAGCGCTTCGTAAGTGGGATTGTTAATATGGCTTCAAAAGCACAAAACGCTGAACTTTGGGGCCGAGCAAAAGCTGCGGCGCGAACCAAGTTTGATGTTTACCCGTCTGCGTATGCCAATGCCTTTGCCTCAAAATGGTACAAGCAGCATGGCGGAAAATGGTCCGGTGATGATAACCGGGTCAACAAAGAATCTGGCGGCGGCTTGGGCAAATGGTTTGCTGAAGACTGGCGCGATGTGAAGACTGGCAAAGAGTGTGGTAGGATAGAGGGTGAAAAAGGCAAAAGGCCGTATCCGGCTTGCCGCCCTGCTGCTACTGCAAAAAGCATGACGCGCTCTGAAAAAGAGACAATGGCTGAGAAGAAGACGGGTTCTGCTAGAAAATCGTGGAATGTTTCTCCTTCGGGGCGCCAAAAGAAAGATTAAAGGAGCTGGTAATGGGAACGACTGCTTATTCAATCACGCAATCGGGTCGTTATGAGCCCTTTGATCTTCAAGTAGCTCGCGAGCAAATTACTTGGCACGAGACAGTGTTCAAGTTTGGCGTCAACATTGATGTTGGAACATCATTTGAGACAATATGGACCGCCAGCAGTGTTTACAGTTACCTTGCTGCGGCTACTGTGCTTAAAATATCTAGCGGTAGCGCTGACGACGCTGCGGCTGGCACGGGTGCCCGGACGGTTTATGTCAGCGGCCTTGATGCCAGCTACAATGAGATTAACGAAATTGTTTCGCTCAATGGTCAAACGGCTGTAAACACGACAAAAAGCTATCTCCGCATTTACCGCATGTATGTTCTGACTGCTGGCTCCGGTGAAACGGCAGTGGGAATTATTTATGCCGGAACTGGTACGGTCACAACGGGTGTCCCTGCCGTTGTTTATGCTCAGATTGAGATTGGCTACAACCAGACGGCAATGGCTATTTGGACCGTACCGGCTGGGTATACCGCTTTCATGAGCGCCTATACAATCTTGTCTGGTAGCACCACAGCCAACACTATCTTTACGGGAGCGTTGTTTATCCGTGAAATTGGCGGGGTGTTCCGTCTCCAATCAAGCATCAAGACGGTTGGCGGCAGCGGGTATGCCCACAACTTTGATACGGCGTTGAAGATACCGGAGAAGACGGACATCGAGTTGCGTGCGGCATGTTCTACGGGTGGAGCATCAGCAACAGGCGAGTTTCAGATTATCTACATCAAGAATGACGCCAGCACGTAAGGTCGGAAAATGACAACCAGCGGAACGTATACATACAATCCTTCGCTGGGCGAGCTGACCCTTTTTGCTTACAATTTGGCTGGCATCAGAAATACGGCCATTGTTCAAGAGCATATGGAAGCTGCCCGTATGGCAGCAAACCTGATGCTGGCAAATTGGAGCAACAGAGGGGTTAACCTATGGGCGGTTGACCTCGTGACCGTCCCACTGGTTGCCGGCCAGTCTACTTATAACGTGGATGGAGACACTGTTGTTATGTTGGACGCCTATATGGTGATCGACAATGGCAATGCTGACCCTATTGACCGCATCATCTTGCCTATCAGCCGCACAGAATACGCCTCATACCCAAATAAAGAGCAACAGGGGTTTACAACCGTATTCTGGTTTGACCGTCTGATTGCGCCAACTGTTACCCTCTGGCCGGTTCCAGACGGGACGAGCGCTCAGTATCTGAAGTATTACCGGGTTAGACGGATACAGGACTCTAACCTTCAGGGCGGTCAAAACGTCGAAGTCCCTTATCTCTGGCTAGACGCATTTGCCTATGGGCTCGCGTCTCGATTGGCTCAGATATGGAACCCGCCCCTGATCCAGATGCTCAAGCCACTGGCTGACGAGGCATATCAGATAGCTGCCGACCAGAATGTTGAGACGGCTCAGCAGTATATTTCGCCCATGATTAGCGGCTACTTCAGATAGGAGAGGTGTATGGGTTACGCTTCTCAATCTGGAAGGGCAAGGACAAGTTCGCGGAATCCGCAGGCACATGCGATATGTGACCGCTGCGGCTTTCGGTACAACCATGTCAATCTTTCATGGCAGTTTGATTGGGCCGGCGCTTCGCTCATAAACAAGCGTCTTCTTGTGTGCAACACTTGCAATGATACGCCGCAACAGCAGTTGAGGGCTATTATAGTTCCTGCTGATCCGATGCCGATCATGAACCCCCGTCTTCAGGATTTTGCTACGGCAGAGACCAATACGCGCGCGACTTCGGGCCAGAACACGGTCGATCCGACGACGAACATACCTGTCATTAATGGCGATACACGTATCACGCAGGATGACAAAGTTCGTGTTACGCAACAAACCGGCGAACCTCCAAATGGCTTGAACGAAGAGCCGGGCACTAGCATCACTGTCCCTGCCGATATTGGTGGCAATGACCCCGGTTTGCCGTACAATATGGACGAAGTGCCAGAGACGGGATCATTGTAATGGCGACCAACATTCAAATCCC